AGTACCGATAAAACCCTGCACAATGTTTTGCCATACGCCCCACAACGTTTTATCCATATCCTCGGTGCGGCTGTATTGAGAAGACACGAAACTGATTTGATACCGCCCTGCCACAAGCTTTGTACGAATCGTTCCTGAAACAATGGGCGGATCGCTGATAAGCTGAATTGTCACGAATTCGCTTTCTGTTTGCGGTCCAATAAGCGGGTAGGCATTAACCTGCAATAACGCTTCAATTTCGGTTTTCAGGTCAGTAAACACGGCTGAAATCCTCCGTACACAACACCTCAATATTCCGACGCTCCCTTGTAGGCAGGGGGGCGGTGACGATAAATACTCGTCCGCTGCCTCGTCCAACAATTTCAATAAATCGCGTCGTAGTTGCCCGAATGTCATCCCGGTAACGCATGAAAATTTTCGTGGTGACGGAGGTTCGTTCCGCGCTGCCGCTGATGAATTCTTTACCTGATACAGAGCGAATATCAGCAGCGACAGACTCTGCGACTGAACGCCAGCCTATTGGCTGACCGTGATCATCACGCTCATCAGTTTTGACTTCTATCCGGACGCGATGCCGGAGGCGACCAGGTTCCATCAGGATGTTTCCTCTGTGGGCGTGGTGTTGCTCCAGTTGCGGCAATGCCACATCAGGCTTTCGGCAGCGCGGTTAACATAAAGCTGAACTTCAGTCTGACTGGTTCGATGTTCAAACATATCGCCAAACACCAGAAGCATGGCTGTTACGACCGGCGAAGGGATATCTTCAGCAGCTTTCCATGCCGGGTCATCACACCAACGCAAGCAATGGTCCAGCGCGCTCTGGGCATAACGGGTGATAAGTGCATCACGGTCGTCACCATCAAACTCAATGTGCTGGCGTAATTCTTCGATCGGCACAACTTCAGTGACTACAATCGCCATGTGAAATCAGGGCAGGTTTCCCCGCCCCGCCCCGTCATATCATGAGCCAGATTCGAAAGTGCCCTTGATCAGGGCTTTTGGACGGTAGTGCGCCAGCGCCAGACGTTCTTCACACAGAATAGTCAGCATGTTTTTCACGAAGTTATCGCGGTCTTCGCGACTGACTTCGATACTTGCATCCATGCGATCCCAGACCTGCGAAGCCATATCAAAACCACCCACGGTGAAAGTACCCTGATCCTGAGCACGCGTAGGAATGACCGGGAGCCCCCACATGACATTGCTGGTGAAGGCCTGCGGGCCACCGAAGATATAGCGCCCTTCGTTATCTTTCAGCAGTGCAATGCCGTGCCAGTCGCGCGGGTTCAAAATGATGCCGGAGGCGCTGAACTCAGACTCTGTAACCTGGAAGATGGCATGTGCAATCAGGTCGGCGCGGGTGTCTCCGGTGGCATTCAGGCTGCTGTCATAATCGGTAGCAACCAGATTGATACCTTCGAGATCGTCACCGGTTCCGTCGCCGTTGAGCAGCATGTCTTCTTCTTTCAGCGCCAGACCGTACATCAGGCGGTTGTTGACATAGGATTGCAGCATAGGGGCATCATCCATCACCTGACGTGATGCCTGGATCCAGTGTGCAACGGTTTTGACATTGGCCGTCTCTTTACTGAAGGTGATATCTGATTCGGGTTTCAGCGCCTTTTCCGCGACCGTCGCCGCATTGTTGGTGAACAGATTTTCACGGACATATTCCAGCGCATTACTGGAGATACGCCCCTGCGCCAGCAAATCACGAATAGTCAGGCGGCGCAGCCCCGGCATAATGATGCCCGGCACCTGCATTGGCTGGATCAAGGTACCGGCAGAGCCCGCATCGCTGCCCAGCGACTTATTGAAGGTTTGCGCTTCGAAATGGGACGATTTGCCATCCCAAGATTTTGTTAATTCTTCTGCAGCCCGTTCTGAGAACGATTTTTTGTTCTCTGGATTTTCGGCCCCTGAAGTGAATTTCTGTTCCATATCGAACAGACGAGAACCGGCGGTTTTCAGTTCTTCCTGAACTTTCACCAGATCATCTTGCAACTGTTTGGAAATTTTACCGGTGGCTTCAATTTCCTGTTTCTGTGCTTCAAAAAGCTGAGTCACATTCTTTTGGGACTCTTCAATGGCCTTTTGGATATCAGTTAATTCAGACATATTTATTTTCCTATCTGGAGTGGGGAGAAGTTTTTAATACGCTCGAGCAGAGCGGTGATTTCTTTGTCACTGCCTTCGGACTCGCTCCGAACTGCAGACTTAATGCGGGCAATAAAGCCCTGTGCTTCTGATTTGGATAGGCCAACTGAGTCCCTCAGCCACTCTTCCGCGTCGCGAATACTTTCCACGCCGTCGATGCTTTTCAGGGATGAAACCCCGGCCAGCTCATTGGCAGGGAAAGTACAGATACTGATTTCACGCAGCGCCGCTACGTTTTTGAAAATTCGGCCCGATGTGCCTAGGCTGTAATCATCTTTGCCCGCCGAGAACCCGACAGACATCCCTTCTACGGTGCCGTGTTTCATAGCAGCCTTCAGGTCATTGGCCTGAGAGTGACCGGGCGTCAGAACACCGCGCACCAGCAGCCCTTTACTGTCTTCTTCGAGGTTCTCCCATTTCCCTACAGGCATTTCCCATGTGCGGTGGTTGTAGAACATCGCCACCTTTCGCGTCTGATTGGTAAGCGCGTTTTTGAAAGCACCAGGCAAGATGATGTCGCCATCGGAATCAGTGTTATTGAACACAGAGGCGTAGCCTTCAAAAACGCCCTGCGTGCCGTCACCGGAAAACTTGATTTCCGCCTGATCAAAGGCGAGTGTTTTGTTGATGCTGCGCATCGCTACCCCCATAAATGACTAAACCCCGCTGTTGGCGGGGTTCTTGTTTCCTAATTCAGTAATCGGCACGTTCTGCGATTGTCGGGTGGCAACATCGCCGCCCGGTAGCGGCGGCATGTTATCGAGCCGCCGCATTTCATTCACCGTACGCTGGCCACTGTTGACCAGAGTTGTCATGAAGGTAGCGCGGGAAGCTGAATCTCCACGCAGCAACCCGTCCAGGTTATGTTCAGCATGAATACGCCCGATATCTGTAGGTTTGACTAACCAGCGCCAGATCGTTTGTTCCCATCGGGTTAAATAAGGCGCGAGGGTATACTGCAGAAAACCGAGGTTCTGCTGCTCGATACCGGTTCCCCAACTGGTAGATTTTTCGACATCGCCAACCAGATGCGGCGGAACACCAAAGAACCGGGCAATTTCACTGACCTGAAATTTACGGGACGCCATCGTTTCAGCGTCCTGCGGGCTGACGCCGATATCCTCAGCTTTAAAATCAGCCTCAAGGATCCAAAGTCGCTTTTTAACCGGACCACCGGCAATCTCTTTAAAATTTTCCTCTAACTGGTCGCGCTGAACTTTGCTTAACACCTTATCGCCGGTAGACAGAATTTTCGGGGATTTCGCACCGTTGGCATAAAACTCACGCTGCTGATCCTCCATTGCCACCGCCACGCCCGCCGTTTTTGTCGCGAAGGCAATCGGAGACATGCCTACCAGCCCGTTAAACCCGAAGCCTTTAAGATGGAAAATTTCCTTCTGGTTAAAATTGGCGTACTCAGAATCACGTTTGTAGCGGTAAACGATTTTCTTTCCTTCAAGGCGTACATCCATATTCACCGAATTCAGCGGCAGAAGGCTGATCACATCACCTGCGCCGTTTCGTTCAACCAGCGCATAGGCATTGCCATAAAAAGCCAGTTGCATGGTCATACATTCCCGAAATTCCTGAGCGGTCATGTACTGGTTCGGCGAGTAGCGCAGAAGACGCGCCAGGGGATTATCCAGTCCCACTTTGGCACGGTTGTCGTTTTTCGTTTCGAAGACGTCCAGCGGCAAACACGACGTTACGGTGGAAATTAACCGCACGCAGGCCCAGACAGTAGAAATTTGCAGGGCTCGTTCATCGGTGATTGATGAGTCACCTAAATGACCATGTGCCGATACGGGCCCAGTTTGTGAACCCTGATCCGGAGTTACCAGGCGGCCGCCGACAAACCACGATGCCATGCGCGCCCACAGACCATTATTGGTGCGAAGGTCAATGCTATAGTTGGTTTCTGACATTACATGCTCATCGGTCTCGACAGAAAATCATCCAGGTTGAATTCCTCCTCAACCTCCCCATCAGCTGCACCGATTGCCATTGCCGAAGCCACGACGCCATCGATACGACCGGTACTCTTTTTCTTTGCAAAAATACGGTTATTTTTCTGATCTGTTTCGATAACAGCAGATGCTGCATTCCACCTCAGGCAAGGGTTCAGGTGGATTTCGATTTCTTTGTCGTCCAGTAGCCCTTCGAATAATTCAATCGAATGAGGCATCCACAAACCGGAATCGGCTGCCTTATAGAACCCCTGCCCGTGTTGGATCAATGGCACACCCACGCCAGCCTCTTCGAGCTCGGGTTCAAGGTACTTAATACGGTATTGGTCAAAGGCGATCGCCTTTATCTGGAATTTCAACGCAAGATCAGCAATTCGCTCCGCAACAAAACCGTATTTGACGGCGTTCCCTGGCGGCGCATGAATAAAACCTTTCTTCTCCCACATGTCATAGGGCACGCGGTCAGTTTTAGCGCGGTGAAGAAGTGTGTCTTTTGGCGTCCAGAACTCCACTATCAGCCGTTTTCGATGAGGGAAATACAGTGCAAGCGACGTTAAATCTCGGGTACCTGACAGATCCAGACCGCCGAAACATTCCTCTCCTATCATCTCATCCGGGTCAAAGTCAGATTCGCATCCCATCCAGACATCGCTGCCCATCCACGGGTTAGCGGCATCGACCCACTGACAAA